GGGGGGGTGGGCAGGCCATCCGCGAGGCCGGGGGTCTTTTAGATGGTGGGCTATATCTCTCCGCCTAAAAATCCTGAAGGCCGGGGTATCTTCAATGTATTGCGCAAAAAATTAAAAAAGGCATAATATAGCAATGGGAAAATTAACCACTGCTGGCTGGACGCGCTTGGACGAGCTGATTGCCGCGCATGGTGAGGATGGGACATTGGCGTTGATAGCGACGCGGATGGCGGAAGGCGAGAGCATGAAGGAGATTGCTCTGAGTTGCGGAATGACGGTGACGGTGATCCGGCGGTGGCTGGAAGATAACGAGAAGCGTAGGGAAGAAGTGGCATTGGCACGCAGGTGCTTTGCTGAGGAGTTGGTGTATGAGGGATTGAGGGAAGCGCGGGATTCGAGTGTTGAGACGGTGGGATTGGGGAAATACAGAACAGAGACGTTTATGAAGATGGCGGGGAAACTGGATCGAGTGTCGTGGGGAGAGAAGGTTGTCCCTGATGTTACGTTTGCGGTGTTGGATGGAACGGACACGGAGATGTTGATGCTGATGCGTGATGAGTTGCAGAGTAGGCGAATGCGGGTTATTGAGAGTGTTGTTGTTAAGGACGCTGCTGAAACGGAGGATGCAGATATTGAAATCCACAATGAAGTCTGAGGGTGTTGATGTTGCAGGCAGTGAAGCTGTGCTTGAATACGAGCGGCAGTTGGCTGCGATTGAAAGTGCGCTGGCGAAGAGGCGGTTGGAGACGTATCGCCCGTATCCAAAGCAGAAGGAGTTTCACAGAACATATGCGCGAGAAAGACTCCTTGCGGCCGGAAACCAATGTGTTAGCCCTTGGACGTGGATTGAAGGGGCTGCTGGTGATGATGTTGCTGCTGGAACGCCGGACGTGGTGGCCCGATCCGCAGATATTTTCGCTTCGGAAGATGCGCGTGTAGTTGCGTTGGCTGATGGAGTTGAATGTGTTGCTCAAGCGCATGGCGGATTTCTGAAGGGCATTGAGCCAGCGTATCGTGTGGTGATGGAGTCTGGACGATACTTCGATTGCTCGGCCAGTCACCAAGTAATGAGCGAACAAGGCTGGATTTCTTTTTCCCGGTTAGTGTCGCTCTCAGGTGGTCTGCGTTCGTCGCGAAAATCCGAAGATTATCAGGCCAGTTGTGTTGAGGATGGCTATCTATGTGATCCACAACTTCTGAAGGCAGAAGGTAGCGGCCTAGATGCACTTCTAGGACAAGCCGATGCTCGGAGATATATCCTGAGCTTTTCGCATGAGGATGCAGAGGCGCAAAAATCCCGATATACCAACCCTTCTCAACAATCCGACCGCCTTTCCATTGCTGACGATGGTTCGCACCGGCACGCGGCCCTGTACGGGCAGTTTGCAGGTGCATTTTTGCCACAGCCCGTTCTACAGTTGCGAGATGGCATCCTAAATGCTTTGCGATCTGACTCTGAGTTTTGCCGTCTTCAATCATTAAGCGGATTTGATCCCGATCAAACACCGGACGCTTCCTGTGAAACAACGGTTTTATTGCGCGCCGTTGCAGATAGGCTTGCACAGAAGTCTGCGAAAGGCCAAATCTTTCAGCAATATCTTTCCGTTCAACCCCTTGGCTGTTCATCTCAAGTATTGCATCATGGTGCTGAATACATTTCGATATTTTACCCATGCTGGCATCCTCGGTTGGTTGGTGGAAGCCGTATTATAGCAATCGTACCGATTGGTTTCCAGCCTATATTAGACGTTCAAGTTCCTGGCCCTAACAATTACAAGGCTGGTGGGGTGTTCCACCATAATTGCGGCAAAACTGTTGCAGGTAGCATGGAAATGGCGATGCACCTGACTGGGTTGTACCCGGACTGGTGGGAAGGAAGGCGGTTTAGTAAGGCCATTATTGCATGGGGTGGTTCGGTGACGGGTGTTGGAACTCGTGACACGGTGCAGCGGTTAGTGGTTGGGCGGCCTGGACAACTTGGTACAGGGTCTATTCCGTTGAAGTGCATTGTTGAGAAAAAGACCGCACCTGGCGTTGCGGATGCGCTGGATCACGTGAAGGTCAAGCATGTGACGGGCGGGGTTTCGTTGTTGTATTTCAAGACGTATGAGCAGGGGCGGGAAAAGTGGCAAGGTGAGACATTGGATGTAGTGTGGTTTGACGAAGAACCACCGCAGGATATTTATATGGAAGGGCTGACTCGGACGAATGCTACGGGTGGTATTGCGTTCATGACGTTTACCCCATTGTTGGGCATGTCAAATGTGGTTAGGCGGTTTCTCATGGAGAAACCAGCAAATACTGCGGTTATCACAATGACTATCGATGATGTGACGCATTTCTCTCCAGAGCAAAAAGCATCAATCATTGCGAGTTACCCTGAACATGAACGCGAGGCGCGGTTACGCGGTATCCCGACGTTGGGAAGCGGAAAGATATTCCCTGTATTGGAGTCATCTATCAAGTGTGACGCATTTGATATACCGAGGCATTTTGTGCAGCTTGGCGGCATCGACTTTGGTTGGGATCACCCAACGGCGGCGGTTTGCTTGGCATGGGATAGGGACGCCGATGTAGTCTATGTAACGAAAACCCACAGAATGAAAGAAACTACTCCGGTTATGCACGCTGCGGCATTGCGTCCGTGGGGGGAATGGTTGCCGTGGGCTTGGCCGCATGATGGTTTGCAGCATGACAAGGGTAGCGGAAATACCTTGATGGAAATTTACCGCAATCAGGGAATGAATATGCTGGATGAAATGGCAACATTTGAGGATGGTGGTAATGGAGTTGAGGCCGGACTTATGATGATGCTGGACATGATGCACACCGGGCGGTTCAAGGTGTTTTCGCATCTTGAAGATTGGTTTGAAGAATTCAGGCTGTACCATCGCAAGGAAGGGAAAATCGTCAAAGAATATGATGATTTAATTTGCGCGACCCGCTATGCTTATATGATGCGCCGTTATGGAACTACAGTTGGCGGCGTAAAAAATGTACCATTACGGTATAAACTACGGCGTGTAGCCTAAAGGATCGACAAATGCGAATGACAGAATCCGACTTGCTGAGTTTCCTCGATTCTGAGGCATCAGCGGCGTATAAATTCACTGACGGCGAGCTTGGCAGTGACCGAGATAAAGCGTTGAGAGCTTACATGCGCACACCTTACGGGAATGAGATGGAAGGGCGCAGTTCGGCTGTATCGTCTGACGTGTTTGATGCGGTTGAAGGAATGCTCCCTGATTTGCTGGAGGTATTCACTGCCAGCGACAAGGCGGTTGTGTTTGAGCCGATTGGCCCGGAGGATGTCGAGATGGCAGAGCAGGTAACGGACGCCTGCAATTATGTGTTCTACAAGAAGAATAACGGGTTCCTGATACTCTACACGGCCATCAAGGACGGCTTGATGCTCAAGACGGGTGGAATCAAGTGGTATTACGAAAAGATCAAGACTCCCACGGTAAGCCGTTATGTCGGTGTTGATGAAATGCAGATTGCCCTGTTTATGCAGGAAAATAAAACGGCTGAAATTGTGCAGAAAGAGCTGGCCGACCCTACGCCGGAAGATTTGCAGCAGTCACAGATGACTGGACTGCCACCGCCACCGCGCTACACGTTAAAAATCAGGACTGTCGAAGAAGTAGGGATGGTCAAGGTTTGCGCAATACCGCCAGAGGAGTTACATGTTTCGCGGAAGCATAATTCGATTACGTTGGACAACTGCCCCTATGTTGCACACGTAACAAAAAGAACACTGTCCGAAGTTAGGCAAATGGGGTACACAGTCAGTATAGATGACATCAATGCTGCGAAGAATGATAACTACACGTTGAGTGAATTTGCCAATGAGCGCAAAGGCGGTCGCTTCGGCTGGTGGAACGACGATAATCCTTCAGATGAAACAATGCAAATGGGATTTTTGCGGGACGAGTATGTGCTTGTCGATTACGATGGAGATGGCATTGCAGAGCGTCGCAGGATTGTCCGGCTTGGAGATGTGATTCTTGAGAATAGCGAATGTACGCATGTTCCGATTGCAGCATGGACTCCGTATATCCTGACGCATCAATTTGCCGGAATTTCGGTTGCTGATCTGGTTGAGGACTTTCAGAGAATCCATACAGAGATTGTTCGACAGCAGTTGGATAATCTATATTTGGCAAACAACCAAGAAACAGTCGTTCAGACAGACCCACAAGGCAACCCGTTAGCGAACATTGATGACCTGCTTAATCGCAGGCCGGGTGGTGTAATACGAGAGCGTGTTTCTGGTGCGGTGCGCCCGTATCAGGTGCAGTGGCAAGGAATCCAGGCCATGCCGATGATCGAGCAGTTGAGCGTGGAGAAGGAAAACCGGACAGGCTATACAAGGTATTCGCAGGGCATGGATGCTGATTCGTTGAACAAGACCGCGAGGGGCATGACCATGATTATGAATGCCAGCGCCAAGCGGATGAAGTTGATGGCGCGGATCATTGCGGAAGCGATGGTAGCGCCGATGTTCAAGGGGATATTCAAGACGCTGACTGAGTTCGGCATGGAGGACATTTCGTTCAGGTTGAATGGAAAGTTTGTATCCGTTAATCCGCAGGAGTGGCGCGACCAATACGACATGACGATCAATGTTGGCATTGGCACTGGCGACGATGTACAGAAATCGCAGATGCTCGTGCAGATTGCTCAGGCGCAGGCTGCTGTAGCTCAGTCACCCTACGCGGAACGGCTGCTTAACCCGAAGAAGATTTACAACGTGCAGGCTAGGCTTGCAGAGACGGCAGGGTTCAAGAATCCTGGCGAATTCTGGGTTGATCCTGATAGCCTTCCTCCGGCGCAACCAAAGCAGGCACCGCCTGATCCAAAGATACTGCTGGAGCAGGCCAAGTTGCAGAATGACGTGCATAAGACGCAGGCAGAGATGCAGATCGAACAGCAGCAGGGCGCTATGGAACTTGAATTCAAGCGGAAAGAGGCTGAATTGAATCGTCAGCATGAAATGGCAATGACTGAATTGAAACTGGAATCAGCGGAGCGGATTCGCGCTGCTGAGTTGTTGATTGAGCAAACCGGCGGTATGGAGCGGGCAAGTAGCAGCCAAGAACCTGATAGTGATGACTCCAATGAGCAATCATCAAATGTTAAGATTATGCTAGAACAAATGCAGAATACAATGACCACTCTTGCAGAATCAATATCCGCTCCAAAAATAGTTGTAAGAGATGAGGATGGGACTGTTGTTGGCATTCAGACGCTGGGTGAGGATGTATCTGTACAAAAGTCGGTAATCAGGGATAATCAAGGAAATATCGTTGGACTTCATTGATGGAGGAACTATGACGCAACCACTTATCTTTACCAGCAAAGGGAATCTTCCACTCGCAGACCTTCGTCAAGAAGTGGCGTGGGATGTTTCAGACGACAAAATCATCTTCACTGAGTCTTATTTCCTTGGCGATGAATGCGTAAAACAAAGTTCGCACGTCAAATTTTTAACCGGTGTCGCCATGTCTGGTGTTACCGCATACTAAGGAGAATTATTATGAGTTTGACCACATGCATGCCCTTTCGCGCAAAAACAAACTTCCTATCTGGCGCACACGCGGCTGGAGATACTTACAAGATGGCGTTGGTCAAGGTTGGACACACAGGAACGTACAACAATACATTCGATGGTGTAGGAACACCTGGAACTGGTGCTCCATCTGTAACCAACCTTGGTACGGATGAAGCGTCAGGCACGGGTTATACCGCTGGCGGTTTCACGATGGCAGGTTACACCGCAGGCAATAACGGTACAACTGAGGCATGGATCGACTGGACAACTGACCCGAACTGGACGACGGCTACCATCAGCGCGGTCGGGGCAATCATCTATAACGACACTGATGCTGGAAAACCTGCTGTTGGCTTGTATGACTTCGGCGGAACGGTATCAAGTACAGCCGGGACATTTACTGTCACCCTACCCGCTGCCGCCGCTGGTACGGCTGTTGTTCGGATTGCTTAATCATGACGCTCCGTGACGAAATCCTATCAAGGCCAGATTGCGCCGAAGCGCTTGCCGCAAGAGATTGTGGTGCGCTCGCGGCGATTCTCTCGGTCGGGCGTACCAAGATTATCAGCAAGCCCATTGGCTACGGCACAGTCCTCGCTACCCTTGGCCGTGGTGTTGGCGGTGCATTCCTCAACACGCTGGAAACGCTCGGAAATACGGTTGATCCTGACATTAAATGGACGCTCAAGACCATCGAAAATGAATCGTTTGACCTTGGGGCACAAGCGACGCGTGACGGGATTGATGGACTAGCGCTGGCCGGTATTTTGAGTGCAGAAGGTGCAGCAGCGCTCAAGGGGCTGGCGATTGTGCCCGATCCGTATAGCGTGCAGGACGTAATCAACTCGATGGGGTGGTGATATGGCTGGATTTATACCAATTTATGCAGCATCGGTTCCTGTTTTCGGCACGAACGATCTTGATGGACTGGCCTCAAGCTCAACACTTCTCGCAGGGCGGGAATCGGCGGTGATCGCCAACGTCTACAATGATGTACTTCTGAGCGGACGATTCAAAGCCAACAACACTGCACCGACTGCCGGACAGATTTCAGTATTTGTCGGCGGAATAATCAATGACACGCCATCCTACCCCGATGTATTCGATGGAACAAGCAGCGCTGAAACCGTGACCAGTGCTGATATTCGCAACGCAATTCTGCGCCCGGCAGCGACTATTATTACGGACGCAACCGCTAACCGGATTTACGAATTCGCCCCGGTGAATATTCCAGCATTATTCGGTGGCGTGGCGCCAAGTAGCTACTTCGTGTTCGTCACACACAGCATGGTGCAGGCGCTGAATACAACCGCTGGCGCAGGCGGTCAGTGCTGGATACAATGCGTAACTTATCCTGCGTAACCAGGAGATTTTGCAGTGATTAATCGCAAAATCCCTTGGACGACACAGCCGCAGATTCCGGTTGGGGTTGATTGGAATAACCCTAATGCAGGCGACTTACTACTGGCGAATGTGGCATCGCTTTACAGTAATCAAGTAAACTTCGCGCCGCCGACCAGACGTATATCAACTGTTTCGCATGTTGGGTTAGAGCCTAATTATTTTCATGCAAACGGTGAAGTTGTTTTCTCGACTCCAGGGATAAAAACGTTCTTCGGGCGCTATTTATTTGACGCTACCAATGAGCGTTTTGGTGGGATGTTCTCCTCGACGAATAGATCAGGAATCTATTTTGAATACACATCCAGCCAGTTGAAGGTTGTTGTCTTTAATAATGGGGCATATGGCGTTACAAACATTGGATCAACTCCAGCCGCCGGAGAGGTAATTACACTAGGCGTTGTCAGCGACAGCGACACAAGCCATCGTATCTATCGCAACGGCCTACTTGTTGCAACACTTTCCAACACAGCACAGACCGGCACGTTCAATGTTGCCGGGGCGATGTATTGCGATGCAAGTACTTTCTACACGGCAAAGGTAGCGGGCGTTAGCGGATTGACCGGATTTTCCAGAAGATTATCCGGGGATGAAATCAAGGAACTGCACAAATCGCAATTTGGGATATTTTCCCCTCTGAACAGAAGGATATGGGTAGCGGGGGCGGGGGGTAACGGAACAGCAACCATTACCGGTGTATCTGGTTCAGGGCAAGTCGGTACTCTATTCCCATCCGGTAATGCTTCGGTAAGCCTATCTGGTGCATTTGGTACAGGTAGTGTTGGCAGTGTCGCCGCATCAGTTAGTGTGGCTACTACTATCACAGGCGTTAGTGGCACTGGTAGTGTTGGAACTACAACGCAAACAGGTACAGCAAACGTTACTGCACCCTCTGCGGCAGGCACTGGTAGCGTCGGAACTGTAAGCGCATCGGGTAGCGGTTCTCCCGATGGTAACGTCACGATCACAGGCATTGCAGGTACAGGGCAAGTTGGCACTCTCGCAGCAGCGGGAAATGCGGCAGTTTCCATTGCGGGTGTTTCAGGCGCAGGTAGTGTTGGCAGCGTAACTCCATCGGTAACTGTATCAACCACCATTACAGGGGTTAGCGGCACTGGCAGTGTTGGAACAACAACACAAACAGGTACAGCGAATGCAACAGTATCTTCAGCAGTCGGTATTGGCCTTGTTGGCACTGTAAGTGCAACTGGCACGTCCCAAGACGGGAATGCTGTAATTTCAGGCATTAGCGGTATTGGGAGTGTAGGAATAGTAAGTGCGAATGATGGAACTGTAGTTAATAACCACGGCTTCATCATTATTGATACGGAACCGCGCTTATGGTGGAAGCGCAAACCGAGCAAGTTGGATGACAAGAAAGCAGAAGAAAAGATTTTCAAGGTCGCCAGAGTAATTGAGCGTGTGGTGAAACATGTTGCTAATTCCAACGAACCATCTGTATCGAAAGAAGTATATCGAAAGGCAGCATACGCAGAAGTAGCGCCATTACTGCGTGAAATGCCTGGATTCGATTGGTCGCCAATGTTCAGGGCAATACTAACGCAGAGCAAATTGCAGGAGCAGAACAGAATTGCAGCAGAGCAGGCCGGAATTCTAGCAAAACAGGAAATTGAACGTATCAAGCGCATTCGGGATGATGAAGAAGCATTGATAGTTTTACTTATGGGAGCATAGGCATGGACTACGAAAAAACACAGGCAGATATAGATAAAGGCCGGAAAGCAGAAGAATTACTGGAAAACGAGTTACTTAAAGAGGCGCTGACTGCCATCGAAAAGGAAATCAATGACCAGTGGCTTGCCTGCCCTGCGCGAGATAAAGAAGGAAAAGAGGCGCTTTGGCAATTAGCAAAAACTATCGAAAAGTTCAGAAACATATTGACAGGCTATGTAGAAGGTGGCAAACTTGCCACAGACCAGTTCGCCAGATTTGAGAAAGAAAGCAAGTTGCGGTCTTTCCTGAAGATGGCTTAACTAAAGGAGTACTTAAATGAATGAAGCGGAAGACACCAATCCAGAATCGGAAGTGTCGATTGATGATGTAGCCAATTTGCTGGATACGACCGACGAATTGCCAGATGAAGGCAGTGATGAGGAAGTCCGCGAGGACGACGCCGAAGCGCAGCCGGAAGAAGACGAAGAAGTTGAGTACGAAGGCAAGACTTACAAAGTGCCCAAGGAGTTAAAGGGCGCTTTGATGAAGAACGCTGACTACACACAAAAAACGCAGGAAGTCGCTGAGCAACGCAAATCAGTTGAGGAGCGTGTTGAGTTGCTCAATCAGCGTGAATCGTTGATGTCAGCGACATTCGACAAGGCAGTTGAGTTACGCGACATTCAGAACAAGTTATCCCAGTACGAACAAATCGACTGGCAGAATCTTGTTGATGCCGATCCGGTGCAAGCCACAAAACTCAATCTGGCCTATCAGCAGCTCCAGCGCGAAGCACAGCAGAAGTATGGCGAATTACAGCAGGCTCAATCCCAAGCGCAAAATCTGTCAGAGCAAACCAGGCAGAAATTTCTTGCCGAGGAACAGACAAAGCTGAAAGCCAGACTTCCGAACTTTGATATGAAGGTTGCTGAAAAAATCAAATCTGTTGGCAAGGAATACGGGCTAACTGATAATGAATTGAACTCCGTTGTGGATTCGCGCTATGTGCATATCCTGCACGATGCGATGAAATGGCGTTCGTTGCAGGTTGAAAAGCCATTGGCAATGAAAAAGGTGACTGAGGCGCCAAAAGCAATCACGCCGCAGGTCGCAAGGTCAAAACAATCGAATCAGGCCGCTTTCGACCGCCTCAAAAAATCAGGGCGAGTAGAGGATTTGGCCGCACTCTTATAAAGGAAACAAATCATGGCACAGCCAACTAATACATTTGACAGTTATGCCGCAATAGGCAACAAGGAAGATTTGCAGGACAAGATTTATATGGTTTCGCCGGAAAAAACGCCGGTTTTATCATCAATTCGCCGATTTACCGCCACGCAACGCCTTCATGAATGGCAGCGTGATTCACTTGCTACGCCAAATAAAGACAACGCTGTTATTGAAGGCGATGACCGCACTGGTACAGCACTGACCGCAACTTCTCGTGTTGCTAACACTGTGCAACTGTTCGACAAGGTTGCTGTAGTTTCCGGGACGCAGGAGAAAACCAAGTCGGCAGGTCGCGGTTCAGAGATGAAGTATCAAATATCGAAAAAGATGGTTGAGCTAAAGCGAGACATTGAAGCAATGATTCTATCGGATAACGTGGCCGTGGCAGGTAACTCGACTACTGCTCGAAAGTCTGCTGGCCTTGGTGCGATGGTCTATACCAACATTTCGCATGGTGGCGCTGGTGCAACTCCGGCTCATACGTCCGGTTTGGCTACTACCGCGCAAACTGCTGGTACTAATCGGGCGTTTACTGAGACATTGCTGAAAACCGTGTCGCAGGCAACCTATACGGCTTCGGGTGAATTCCCTTCGCTAATCAGTCTGACGCCTTCGCACAAGGGTACATTCAGTGGTTTTGCCGGAATTGCAGGTAACCGCTATCAAGTGGCAAAGGGGAAGCAAGGGGTGATCGTAGGTGGAGCAGACGTGTATATGAGCGACTTTGGTGAACTGACCGCCGTTCCAAACTACGTTCAGGCCACGGCAAACGCAACCACAGCTTTTGTCCTTAACCCTGAATATATGGGGATCGCCTATCTCGGTGGGTTCAAATCCGAGCCTTTGGCGAAAACTGGACATACTGAGAAAGAGCTTGTCTCTGCTGAGGCTTGCCTGGTGGTTACATCCGAAACTGCCCAAGCGGCTATCAAGAACCTTACTCCGTAATCTGTATCAGTAATCTGAGGAATCCCCGGAGGAAACTCCGGGGGTAAATCTAGGCAGAATTCACGATAACAGAGGCATAAAATGACGACAGTAACTACCATGACAGCGCTGGCAAGCGCAGCAAGAACAACTAGTGGAACTGCCGATATAGGAGCAATTCCAGGCGAACAGACAGAGTTGCTTGTTTATGTCGATGTAACCGTAGTATCCGGCACGACACCAAGCATGACTGTTACATATCAAAGCAGCCATGACAATTCAACATTCTTTGACAACACATCTGGTATTGCTATCACTGCCGCAGGCAGACAGTTGATAAAAATACCAACCACGACAGGAAAATTCGGGCGGATCAGTTTCGCAATTAGCGGAACGACTCCATCATTTACTTTTTCCGCTGTTGTCGAGGCGAAGAGGCCCTAATATGGCAATTGTATTCACAGATCATGACCCGGTAACTGGAATAAGCTCTCGTGTACATGAGCTTGATGGCAGGACTGTTATCGAGAAGAAATACGACGCGCAGCCATTCATTGAGGCCGCAGCAGATGCACGGCAAGCAACTGAGGGGCAACGATGGGGAGAGATGCGCCACGTTGGGTTCATTCCGATGGCAGAACTTGGTAAGATGATGCGACAGGATGGTTCTCTGGACAAGAAGCGAACAATAACTTTTCTGAAGAAAAATCCTGCTTTGGTGACGTTTAGCAAACTGCTAAAATGACTTTTTACCAACTGCTCAAATGAACTATACCCAACTACAAACGAAAATAGCTTCATGGCTTAACCGTGACGATCTTGCAGCGGTAATTCCTGACTTTATCCTATTGGCAGAAGAACGGATTAACCGACATTTGCGAGTGCGCAGCATGGAAGTCACGCTGACTCCTACTGCGATTGTAGATAATCTGGTTTCGCTTCCATCAACAACGCTTGACGTGAAAACGTTGTGGCCGGATGGATACGAAGATCAGCCACTAAAAATTCAGTCACTTGAGGCTGTGCTTGCAATGCCAACGAACGCATTGGCAACGCATTACGCATGGCAAGGAACCTCATTGCGGCTTAATGGTGGCGGTAGCGTTACAGGTGTGCTTTATGAAAAAATCCCTGCACTGGTAACAGCAACAAACAACTGGCTATCGGATTCTGCCGACAGCATCTACCTTTTTGGATCGCTTATCGAGGCTGCCGTTTATTCAGGCAGTGATCCTGCTTTATGGGAATCTCGGTTCGCAGTAGCCGTCAACGAACTGCAAGGTAACGATCAGCGATATTCCGGCCCGCTAGTTGCGAGGTCGAGATGATAAAGATTGCCGGATTCGCGCCAGACGCCGACAAGACAACACCGGGAATCCTGACTGACTGCGAGAATCTTATCCCGAATATTGTTGGCATGACCGGAGCACCATCTGCCGTTACGCCGTCCGGCGTTCCTGCCTTGGCTGCGGCCTGCCAGGGGGCATCGGTTGTCACAAAGCTGGATGGGACGCGTCGCCTGATTGCTGGAACGGCGACAAAGCTTTACGAACTTAGCAGCGGAACATGGACTGACCGCACGCGCGTTGGAGACTATACGGGTGGCGTGGAATCGAACTGGGCAATAACGCAGTTTGGAGATGCGACCTTGGCAGCCAATCGTTCCGATATTATCCAACGGTCAACTACGGGCGCATTCGCTGACATTGCTACAGCCCCAAAGGCAAGCATCATCTTTTCCGTCGGTGCCTTTGTGATGGCGCTCAACGTCAATGACGGCGCTGAAAAGCCTGATGGATGGCATTGCTGCGCGGCTTATGATGACACCAGCTGGACGCCATCAACGGCAACGCAGGCTACCAGTGGGCGGTTGGTGGCAACGGCTGGACAGATCATAGCCGGTGGCAAACTTGGCGAATATGCCGTGGCTTACAAGAATCGCTCGATGTATCTTGGGCAATATGTCGGCGCGCCTGTGGTCTGGGACTGGGTTCAGGTCATCGGCGGGAATGCCGGGTGCATCGGAAGGAATGCGTGGTGCGATCTGGATGGCACGCATTTCTTTGTTGGCGAAGATAACTTCTGGCTGTTTGACGGCACGCGCCCAACGCCTTTGGCTGACGGCGTGTTGCGGCAGTGGTTCGCTAGTAACTGCGCCCCGAGTTACAAATACAAAATTATTTGCACCTACGACAAACTGACAAACCTTGTCTGGGTATTTTATCCATCCACCAATTCAAGCACTCTTGATTCTGCGCTTGTCTATCACGTCACATCAAAGCGATGGGGCAGGGCAAATAGAGCAATTCAGGTGGCACTGGAATATACGGCTTCAAGCATAACAATCAATGGACTGGACGCGCTGTCTGCGACCATCAATGAATTGCCGAACATTCCTTTCGATTCACAATACTGGCTGTCTGGCGGGCGTGCAATGTCCGTGTTCGATACGTCGAACCAGTTGCAAAGCTTGACGGGCAACTCTACTAGCAGTTCAATGACGACAGGCGATGTCGGAGATGACGACGCCGTGACGCTGCTTCAGCAGATCAGGTTGCGTTATGAGACACAACCAACAACTGCGACAGCTCAATCATTCAGCACCATGCAGAGCGGTGGAAGCATGATTTCAGGCCCGTCTGGAACGTTCAACGATGGCAAGTTTGATATGCTCAAGTCTGCAAGGTGGCACAAGGCTAAAATCAGCTTTACCGGGCCAGTGACCGTTACTGGTATGAAGGCAACATTCAAGGCGGTTGGAACGCGATGAAGCTATCAACTACACCTCGAATTGTCGGTGATCCTATCTTGACGCAAGTATTGCGTAATGTTGCCGCGCAGGTTAATCAACTTAGCGAGGGGCGTATTGCGGCGCGATACACTGCACAGTCATCTACCCCAACTACAGGGACTTATCAGCAGGGTGACTTTGTTACCAATAGCGCCCCGACAGAGCTTGGCACGACTCCAAATAAATACGTTATTGAAGGATGGCTTTGTGTGGCATCGGGAACCCCTGGAACATTTGTGCAAAAACGATTTTTAACTGGAAACTAATGCGATCAATGCAACTCATCCAAGTACCAGCACAGCACATCGACTTCGCTTGGCGCGATGGGGCTTCATGTCTTGTCGAAGCATGTGAAAGTGAATGTACTGGCGA